GGCAATCGCCGCGACGAGTTCCGGCGAGGTGGCGAATCGGGCCACGTCGGCGCGCGCCAGCTCGAGCTCCTTGCGTCTCTGATCGGCTTCGATGATCGCGGCTGCCTTGGCCAGCGTGGCGCGATCGTCATCGGACAGGGCAGGCGGTATGGGGGGCTGGTTGCTCGGAGCCGGCCCCTCGGCGGCGATGGTCTTCTCGGGCATGATGGTCTCCTCTTGGCAAGGCACGTCGCTGGGGGTCTCCGTCTCGGGCTGCTGTGGTTCACCCGCGCCCTCGAGGTCGGCATCGAGCAGGACTTCGAAGCTGCTCACGGTATCGGTCAAGGCGGGATTGGGGACGAAGTCGTAGGCCAGAATCCGGATGGTCTTGGTGACGTTTAGGTTCTGTCCCCGAATGGCACGAGGTTCGGTCTCGCCGATGGCGCGCTGCGAGATGCCGTACTTCCCACTGCGGCTGCGGAAACTCTCGTAGATCTCGAGGGCCAGGGGAGTGGTCTGAAACTCGTGCTCGGTCCAGACTTCCCCGCGATCGTTGAGTTCGATGTTCGTTATGCGCGAGACCCGGCGGTCGGGGTTCGATTCATAGCCGACGACGCGGCCTTCCCGGTGGATCGGCCTGGGGTGGGGGCTCTCCGCGAAGATCTGGCCCGACCGCGCTTTGGGACGCAGTTCGCTTACGGCCGGCCGGATTAGCTCCAGGGGATAGACTCGCCGGTTGATCACCGTGTTGGCTTTGCTGGACAGCAGGCGCAGGCGGGGGCCTCGTCCGGGCGCGAGGGCATCCAGAAGCTCGACCTCTGCGTCGGCCAGAGCGATTGAGTCGGAGAGTTCCTCTCCCGCGACCGGGACATACCGCTCGGCCACGACGGTCGCCTGGCCGAAAGTCACGCTGTCGTCGGCAGAGAGGGTGTAGGGAGCCTGCCAGAGACCGTTGCACCCCCAGCAGCCGACGACGACCTCGGTCGGGCTCACATCCTTGATCCAGAGGTGCGTGTTGGTGCCTCCCGTTCGCCCGAAACCCATCTGGTGTCCGGTGCAAAAGGCACCTGAACCGGGCGCCGCACGATCGAGCAGGTCGTAGATCTCGGCAAAGGACCGGGACAGCCGGGCGGCATCGACGAGCGCTTCAGGGGCGGGCAGCTGATTGGGCACGTGACGCTTCCTTTCCGGCGGTCGCTGCGAGGGCCTGGGTCTTGGCCAAGCGGCGGGCCTCGTCTTCTTCGATCTCGGCGAGGACGTGGTCGACATCGTCGAAGTCGTAATCCTCGGCCACGGCTCCCACGGCGATTCGCTGGGAGATCAGTCCAGCATGTAAGGCGGCCGCTACTCTGCTCTGGCGTTCGCTCGCGGTTTCGGTCGTGTTCTGGCTGAAAACAAGGTCGTAGGGAACGGTTTCAGGGTCGATTCCCTCCAGGAGCAGGGCCAGGTCGAGGACGGTGCGTACGACGTTCTTGATGGCGTCGGTGAGGTCCTGAACCTCCTTGAGCCATTGCTCGATCTGGTCCTTGAGGATGTCGCGGTTGATCTCCTTGTCGGCCCAGCCCAGCATCGCCTTGGGGACCCCCGTGCCAGCGGCGAAGGCGTCCCGGAAGTACTCGAGGTCGGCAATCTCGTGGACGTTCGGGTCTCCCGGGATGGCCACCACTTCGGTGAGGCCGTTGCCGTAGTAATCCCGCATGGCGATCGTGGGGTCGTAGCCTCCCTTGCTCTGGGCAGCGAGGTTGTTGAAGGCCTTGTAGTCTTCGACGTCCCGGGCGAGGCCTGGCTTGTCCTTGTTGCCGACCTTATGCAAAAGCCGCAGGGCTGCCCGGACGATGCGACGGATGACCTGCGCCTGTTCGAGCAGCTGAAGATTTCGGGCTGGCCGGCGCAGTTGCAGAAATTCGCTGCGTCCGTATCGCTCGCCGTCGAGGTGGTTCCAACGCTCGTGGTGGATTTGCCAGGCCGCAAACTGCGTGATGTCCGTGTTGGTCTGGATGTCGAGCTGAGTGAAGGCGCGCTGAACGTCGAAGAAGCGATCCTGGCTGTCGGTGTTTCGCTCCATCGAGGCGCTGGGCATGCGCTTGGCATCGACGACCCGGCCGTCGGCGACGACGACTTGTACGAAGAGATCGCCTTCGAGGGGAAGGGCCCACGCCCAGGAGCGAAGCTTTGCCGGGCTCAGGTCGCAGGTCTTGAGGGTCTCCTCGAGGATCGCCTGTGCGCGACGGTAGCGTCCAGCGACGGGGCCGCGGGAGGGCCCTTCCTGGAGGGTGATGCGCACCCCCTTGCGCACGGCCTCGCGGGCGAGCTTGCGCAGGGCCCGGGCGAAGCGGGGTTCTTCGTCGGCAAGGCGGCGCAGGTCGGCGATGATGCTCCGGCGTTCGTAGCGAAGCTGCCAGAGCTGAAACTGCTCGGAGGAGGGGCTCGCGGTGGCACTCGTGCCCTGCTCGGTCGTCTGCCTGACATCAGCCGGGTTACGGCTCTTGCGCTGCCAGAGGGCCGAGAGTCGCCCCACCAGTCCGGCGTTCGAGGCGCTGGCATCTGTCGGGCGGAAGACCTCGAAGATGCCGGCCATCTGTACTCCTCATCAACTGCCGAGAGCGAACGGGGTGTCCTGGAGGCCGTAGATCGGATCCGGCACCTCGAGTCCCGTGCCCAGGCGGTTCAGGGCCTGGCTGGTGGCGTCTACCTGGTCGTCGTGGCTCGCCTTGGGAAACGCGGCGTGCTCCTCAATGAAGCCCTCGACCCAGGGCGCGAGAAACGGATGCGGCAGGTAGACGTGGCCACTTTCGACCTGCGGGCTGGCCGCAGCAGCGCGGGCCTGTTTGGACCCCATCGGTTCGACCGGGATGAGGCCGCTGACCTGGCTCTGGAGGGCAGCTATCACCGCCGGACCATTGGCTTTGTCCTCGACGAGGCGGGTCGTGGCCTCAGGGTGTTTTCGGGAGAGGTCGAGCAGAGCCTGGACGGTCTCTGGGAAGTTCAACCGAGAACGCGCCTGATCGAGCAGGAACTTGTCGGCGGCGCGCCTTCCCCAGACTTGTCCCACGACGTAGTCGGAGGTCTTCGTGTCCTTGAAGGCCATATCCCAGCTTTGGACCTGCAGGTCGAAGGCGCCTGGCAGGGCCACGACGGGGCAGGGGTGGATGGTGCCATCGGGTTGCCGAACCGTGACCGGGGGCAAGGGCTGACCGGGGAGATGCCAGAAGCGCCACCAGATCCGTTTGAACATCCCGCCCTCGGCGGGCGCGGGCCGCTGCTGCAGTTGTCCGGCGGCGCCGTAGCTACCGAGGCTCTGCTTGAGGTCGGCAAGTTCCCTGGGGCCGAACTGGGCAGGCCAGAGCAAGTCGCCGGGTTCCTTGCGCGGGTCTTGCCACCCGATGGCCGTCACGTGGGACTGGATGCGGGGTTCATATTCGGCGGGCAGGCATAGGTGATCCCAGCCGTCCTCCGCGGCGAGCAGGTACCCGGACAGATCGTCCTCGTGAACGCGTTGCATCACGACGACGCGGCCGACGGACTTAGGATTGTTGGCGCGGGTGCTCATGGCCTCACGCCACCAGCCGATCGTGGTGGCGCGGATGGCTTCGGACTCGGCCTCACGGACGTTATGGGGGTCGTCGATGACGATGCGATCGCCGCCTTCGCCCGTGACGGCGCTGTCCACCGAAAGTGAGACGCGATAGCCCATTCGGGTGTTGTCGTAGCGGCTCTTGACGTTCTGATCACCCGTGAGCTGGTAGATGTGGCTCCAGCGACGCTGATACCAGCCGCTCTCGATGATCCGCCGGCACTTGACCGAGTCCCGGACGGCGAGGGACATGGCGTAGCTGGCAAAGAGCCAACCCAGCTCCGGCTTCGTGATCCACTCCCAGGTGGGCCAGAAGACTGATACGGCGAGGCTCTTCATGTGCCTGGGCGGCATGTTGATGAGCAGTTTGCGGATCTCGCCGCGGGAGACGGCCTCGAGGTGAGCTGCAATGGCGTCGATGTGCCAGCCCGGCGTGAACGGCTTCCCCGGCTCGATGATGGGCCAGGCCTGCTGGATGTACTCCCGAAGACTGTGGGCTGCCAGGGCAGCCAGGAGGGCATCGAGTTCCGCTTCTTTGTCGGCCCGGTCCTTGGCTGATAGCTTGCTCACGGCCAGCCCTCCTGACGTCCTCACGTGTCGGTGAGCCCCACCGACCGTTGCAGGAATCTAGGCGCCAGATCGGGGATCGGGCAGCCACGATGGACTGGCGGTGGAAGGACCTCGTCTGGATAGCCGGTAGCCTGTTGGCCCGTAAAAATGGGCCAGCTACCCAGACGGCTGTCTGGCAGACCCCGAGGGGTCTTGTCGCTGGCCCGAAAACGATTTCACCGTAGCCCATTGCGTCGGCACGATCAAGGTGCCAGTCGTTCAGGCCTTCTCGCGGGCCGAAGCCTTCAGATGGCCGTCAGGCGGAGCAATTGCGCTCGAGAATTTTTCGTACCGTCTGGATGTGCCACCTTCCGCCGCGCTTGGTTTCAATGCCGCGGCCGGCGAGCTCGGCCACGATGTCCCGCAGAGTCGCCCCCTGGCTACGCAGCTCGACGATGAGGGCCACGGCGGTCTGCTCGGCAGGGTGGGCCACCAGGCGCGTGCCCTCGACCTCGAAACCGAAGGGTCTCGTTCCCCCGATGTACTCTCCCAGGGACTTCTTGTGCTCCAGGGCGGTCCGGGTGCGCTCGCCTATGGTCTCGCGCTCCCACTGGGAAACGCTGACCAGGACGTTCAGTACCAGGCGGCCGCCGGCCGTCCGGGTATCGATCTGGTCAGCCACCGAGAGGAGGGCGGCGTTGGTGGGGGCCTTCTCGCCGAAGTACTCGTCGATCAGTCGCCCCATGTCGGCCACCGAGCGCGTCAGCCGGTCGAGCTTCGCGACGAGCAGGGCACTTGCGCGTCCGTCCCGGATGGCCGCTAAGGCCCTCCCGAGTGCCGGGCGGTTGAGATCCTTGCCGCTCTGCCCGGGGTCGACCTCGATGCCGACCAGTTCGAGTTCGTAGAGTTCTGCATAAGCCCGGAGCTTGGCCTCCTGAGCGGCCAGGGAATAGCCTTCGCTTGCTTGCTCCTGGGTGCTGACGCGCGCGTACCCGATGACCTTTGCTTTTGGCATACTCGACCCTCCCGGGCACTGTATTACCTCGAATCTCATGCAAAGTGTCATCCATGGGGACGGTGAAGTGACATTTGGCGGTTAAGCTTCGTGTTGACCCGTCCCGAGAAGCAAGATTGATGCTAGGGCGAGGCCATGGCGAGGCCTCAGTCGGGATCGACTTCCTCGGCTGAGACCTCGATGACCTCGCCCGACGTCATCCCCGGTGGCAACTGGTAGCCCAGCTCGCTCGCGATCTCCATGATGCGCGCCTTGATCTGCTCCGGGTCGATGACGGGCTGCAACTGAATAGGGCCGCCGCGCGGGCCACTGTGCTCGTGGCGATCGACCCGGGCCCACTCGGTGGGGAACTTGCGCTCGAGCCACCAGGCGGCAGCCTGCCAGGTGCCGGTCGCGGCCGCCTTCTGAATGAGCGCGACGTTGCGCGCTGCGGCTTCCTCCTCGGCCTTTCGCGTCGCCTGTGCAAATCTCGCGAAGACATCGTCACCTGCGCGAGCGCTGTGGCGGTTCTCGCCTCGCGCCCGCCACTCTTGGCCGGTGTTCGCACTGATGCCCGCGACCTCGCAGGATGTCCGGAAGGTATTGCCGGCCTTGAGCAGTTGGCAGATCTTCTCTTGCACCTCGGGGTTGAGTTTCGTCGGTCTTCCGAAACCCGAGCTGCCCATGGCGGACCTTCCTTCTCTGCCTCAAATCGTCGCAGCGATCATCCTCAACGCATTTATGATTTTGTAGTTGATAGTCGCGAGCCGCTACGGTAATGTCTAATCGTTCAGAGAGCAAACAACGAAAGGACGGCCCGCGATGAGCAACGATAAGAAGGCAGCCCGCAAAGCCGAGATCGCTGTGCTCGACGCGGCCGCGCACCTCGGCAGCCTTCCGGACGAGCGCAACCCGATCTTCCTGTTCGGAATGACCCACACCGAGCTCCTGCTGGCGATCGCCAATGGCAAACTCGACGCCGTGCAGCTGGCCAAGGAGGAGCTCGCGAAGCGGGGCCTCGGCCAGACCGGGAAGTGGGTGGGCTTCGCCCAGGCCGAGGCCGAGTGGCAGGTTTAGGAACTCGCGAGCCGCAAAGGAGAAGCGAACCATGACGAACGACCAAGACCTCGAGACCCGGGCCCGGGATTGCCAGCTGCAGGCTCGGCTTGCCATCGAATCGGGTTCGGAGGCGCTCGAGGAGGTCCGAGCAGTCCTGACAAGGGCGATGCGCGAGCTCGATCGCTACAGCGAGCGGTACGAGGAATACACGGACCTCGGCGATAAGGCCAAAGTCCTCAACTGGACGATCAACTTTCTCACCACTGGCATCCTGGGTAACTGCCGGATCGACCTGCTGGCGGACGCACAGGTCTCCCTTTCCAAAGGGGCCTTGGAACTCCGGATGTGGGAGCGCTGACCGTGCCGCGAGGTGGCCTTCGAGCGGGGGCCGGCCGCAAACCCGGCGAAGCAGGTCCCAAGGGCCAGCCCATCGCGGTGCGCCTCTCCCCGGACCTCTTGCGGGAACTTGAGCAGCAATGTCGCCTGACGGGGAGCAGTCGCTCGGAATTGATCGAGCGCCTCTTGCGTCGCGCGCTCGCTCAGGAGTCCGATGCAGGGGCGTGAGCCTCGTCGCGTCGCGCCGTCTCGCCGGTGAACTCCTGCCAACGCTGGATGATGACGTCGCAGTAGTGCGGGTCCAGCTCCATCAGGTAGGCAGAGCGGCCGAACTTCTCGCAAGCGATGAGCGTCGTCCCTGAACCGCCGAAGGGGTCCAGCACCCGAGCGCCTGGCGCCGAGGAATTCAGCAGAGCCCGCTCGACGAGCTCGACCGGCTTCATCGTGGGATGCTCCTCACTACGCCTGGGCCGGTCGACGGGCCAGACCGTGCTTTGCTTTCGGTCGCCGAACCATCGATGTGCCGCGCCCGGTGCCCATCCGTAGAGAATGGGCTCGTGCTGCCAGTGATAATCCTGGCGGCCGAGTACGAAGTTCTGCTTGACCCAGATCAGGCACTGCTTCAGTAGCCAGCCCGCCTCGACCAGCGAGTGGCGAAAGGTATGGCCGGCGGTATCTGCGTGACAGACGTAAATGGCCCCACCCGGCTCCGTATGGGAGAGCATCGCCTCATGTGCCGCGAGCAGGAAGCGCGAGAAGTCCTCCTCGCTCATCGAATCGTTGCGGATCCGCAGGGCGTCCTTGGTGCCCCCGACGTAATCGACGTTGTAAGGAGGATCGGTGAAGACCATGGCCATCTTCTGTCCGTCGACCAGTCGCTCGACGTCTTCCGGTCGCGTGCTGTCGCCACACAGCAAGCGGTGGCGTCCCATGATCCAGAGGTCCCCAGGCTTCGTGACCGGTTGTTCGGGGGTGTCTGGAACGTCGTCAGGGTCGGTCAGGTAGGTTCGTGGCGTTTCGAGCTCCGCCAGCAGCTCGGCGAGCTCCTCGGCCCCAAAGCCAGCCAGGGCAGCCTCCTCGGGCGCGACGTCCCGGAGGATGGTGGCGAGCAGCTCCTGATCCCACTCGGCAATCTCGGCCAGTTTGTTGTCGGCGAGGGCGAGCAGGTGGGCATCGGCAGGGTCCAGGTCCAGGTAGCGAACGGGTACCCGATCGAGGCCGAGGCGCTCGGCCGCTTTTAGACGGGTGTGGCCGGCGATGACCTCGCCGTTGGGGCGAGCGAGGATGGGAGCACCGAAGCCAAACCGGCGGATGCTCTCGACGACCTTCTCGACGGCGGTCTCGTTCTTGCGGGGATTCTGAGCCCAGGGGTTCAGCTTTGTAATCGGCACCCAGACGGCGGCAGCCTCCAGTTTGCCGTTCTCGACGTTCGTCCTGGCCATCAGAAGCTGATGGGGGCAGGCGGGGCCGAGACGACCTCGAAACGGCCGTAGGCATGGGGGTGACGATAGCTGAGATGCGAGAGCGTGCTGGTCACGAGCGCGATGCGGCCCTTGTCGCCTGCGAGTAGGCCACCGGGGGTGCCACTCCTGCGCTGGATCTGATGCTCGCGCGAGGCCTGATCGCGGCTACCTTGCCAGCGGCCCCCTCGCTTGCTGGTGCCGCGTCGCGTCTTTGCCATGGGCGTTACCTCGCTTTGCCTGGCTGGCGGGAGCCGTCTTTTGCGCATGGCTTCGCCGGACGCTGCGCGCATCAGAGAGGGCGGAAGCCCCCGAGCGGGCA